TACTTGTCGCGCTCAATCATCAATTCATCATAATGAGTTTGGCGGCTTTTAAGTTCTATGTAAACCCCTAGCTGCTCACTCTCGCAATCAAAGCGTGCAACTGGATCTGGGTTCATCAATAGATCAGGTATGTACCGGCTTTTTAGGTAAGTAAATAGTTGTAATTCATTCATTGCGGTCAATCACTCGGCACTTGGCGCAAACAAATATCTGATCACTCATAATGCCACCAGTTGTAAATTGACGAGTATTGCATCCATCGCAAACTTCAGAATCGTGATCGCTCACGCCATTGCTAGTGAAGTGCAGGGCTGTTTTGTCTGGAAAGTAAATCTCTAAATCACCCACGCTTCACCCACTCTTTGCCATCCATCCCCACTGGGGCGCATTGTTGGCTCTTAGGTGTTGCCTCGCAAAAATAGCCTTCCCACTTCTTGCCCGCTGCACTGGTTCCACTCTTATGTGCTCTGGTGCCGTGCTTGCAAGGGTGCGCACGCTCGTTTGGCTCACGCTCAATCGGTGTTGCAATTGCACTCAATACTTGCATTGCCGTTGCCAAGTCTGGATCTGCTGGTTTGTTCCAAAGATCATCCTGTGGCACTGGATCACCAGCTGCAACCCTTTGCACCTTAGCCATTTCCTCACGGCTTGGGCGTTTGCCAATCTTGGCTTGAAATCCAGCCGTGGCTAGTACACGGCCAATTGCTGAGGTGGCACAATTCTCAAGGGCAAAGTTAGCGTTCACACCACGATCAGAGATAATCTCTTGGGCGTAATCAATGGCCATAATCGTGCCATCATTACGGTATGCAGTGGCTTTGATAATAAAGCACTTGCCATCGTTAAACACCAAATCGGTATCAATGCGACCTTCAGGATATTTCACCCAAAATAGGGCAATACGCTCATCAACTGGTTGGTAATCATCTAGGTTAAATGCCATTAGATAGGTTCCAATCTTGCTTGGCCTTGGTGTAGCCGATTGCACGGCCTCGTTTGTAACCTATGTGCTTGCCATCTCGGTGGCCTATCGCGTAGCCAAGAAGTACGCATCCAAAACATATTGCGATATACATTGCCACCATTACTGCAAATGCGGTGTTTGCTGCCATTTTCTAGTCCTTTCTAGTCCGGACTATCAGTGTGACACTAGGGGCAGACATTGCGCAACATCCACCCCTGCGTGTCGGGCTTTACTCTTTTGGTGCTCTACCGTATTTGTCATCGGCAGTGCTCAAGGCACGCATAATGACCGGCAAAAGAGATGCCCAAAGTCCATTGGCAAGCATTCGCCAATCCGCGCTGGTGAAGTCCAGCGGTGATCCTCCGATTGTGGCCATCAAGGTAAGCAAGATGGTCAGCAACGCACGGATGTAGGTTCCGCAAGCTGCTTTTATTTGTACTGCCATTTACTGCTCCAATCCAAGCGCAGTGATGCGCTCTGTTGCCTGTTTAGGGGTCAGGCAAACTTCAAAATGCATTTCATCTTTGCGGTTGCGATAAGTACCGCCCCACTTCAAACCATATTTGGCAGCGAGTTCAATGATGATTGCAGCCTTGCCCTCGGCAAAAGTGTGCTCTGCTCCTAATGGGTGTTTGCTGGCATTTAGATCAATCGCGGTGCCACTTGAGTGATTGCTCAGGCGATCCTCACGGCCTCTGACCATTCTAAAACAGTACCCCCAATCGTCAAGGGTGCCTTCATCTATTGGCTCTATCTTTTCGTGAAACTCAGCTGCAAAGCCCATCAACAACGGTGCGACCTTTTCAGCACAACGCAACTTGATTTGTGTGCCCTTTACTGGATATGACTTAATGCCAATGATGGTTGGATCTTGTGATGCAGGCCAGCCGTTATCTGATTTTAACTTTGCCAATTAAAGTGCGGCTATCTCATCTGCACTTAGTCCGAGTGCTGCAAGTTTGGCAAGTGCTGAGGCTCTGGCTGCTGCCTTCGCTTCGGCTTCGGCTTCACGCGCTGCGCGGTCTGCTTCGGCATTGGCGCGGTCGGTTTCCAGTTGAGCAATTTCCTCATCTGTTAACTCAATAACAGTCTGTGCGCCTGTTTCGCAATTAACTTCGAGTCTGGTTGGTTTTGTCATTGTTTCTCCTTATGAGTTTTTAATGCCGTAAAGGTCAAAGCGTGAGTTTGCAGTTATCGCGGTCGCGCTGCCTATTCTAATTTCAATAGAAGTAATTGCCGTAGTCGCATTATACAAACTGGCAGCAGTTTGCATCCAACTGGTTGCGTTATTAGTTTCGCCTACTCCATAGCCTGCTATTTGTTTTAATGCGCTTCCCGCGTAATTAGGAAAATAAATTTCCGCGTTACCAAAAGCACTTGTAGTCGCGGTTGAACCGCTGACATAACCAACTTGGGCATTGCCTGAATAAGAACCGCTAAAAACACCGCCAGAACCACCGCCCTCTATTGTCCTAGAAGTAATAGAAGTGCTGCCATTGGGTCTAACCGTTATAGAAGCATAAACATCTCCTGAGCCAGATGAGCGAGCAGATATAAGCAAAATTAGATCTGTATAAGTTTGAGGAATAGAACTGAAGGTAATTACGGTTTCTGAACCCGTAGTAATGTATTTAGACAAAGCCTCAAAGGTGGTTGCCATTATGCCGCCTTAATTCCATAAAGAGTTATTGTAGTGCCTACGGATATATTAGCTGCATTGTTATCAGTTAAAGTGAAAGAAGTAATAGCAGAAGTTGAGTTCCACAAACCAACAATTTTAGAAACATAACCGCCACCATTAAAATCTGCTGCGCCTGATGTTAAATAGTTTTTGTAGGTAGAACCAGCGTAAGAAAAAATATCTAAAATAATTAAGCCATAATAATTAGCCCCAGCACCATCAGTTAAAGCGTAGCCAATGCGAGCGGGAGAAGTTGCGTTTTGTAAAAGAGTTGATGCAGAACTTCCATTACCTCTAATTAAAACTGTTGAATAATTGTTTCCAGTATCGCCGTTAAACTTAATAGACCATAATGAATCTTGGCTTGGACTTAATGCGCTGTGAGCATTTATTACTACTTTTAAATCTGTGTAAGTTGCTGGTATAGAACTAACGGTGTAACTGGCAACGGCTGTGCCTACTGTGTAAGTTGCAATCGGTTCGTATGTTGCTGGCATTATGCGGCCTTAATTCCGTAGAGTGCAAAAGTTGAAGCGGTAGTAAAATTACCTGCATTGGTTTTAATTTGTACGCTAGTTATAGCAGCGGTATTCATCCACAAACCAGATGTTAAATAAATGTTTCCTGCTGAGTTTCTGCTATGTCCATTTAATACTCTAATAGTTTTGTATTTGCTTGTGCTTGCATAATTTAAAATGTCAATCATAGTGACGCCCATAGTGTTTGCTGCGGCAAGCCCATAAGGAATTGAACCCAAATAATTAAAAGTATTGCTGGCTGCACCAAAAGCACCTGGTGTGCTTCCATCGCCATAAGTAGCGTGATAGGTGTAATTTGAGCCTGTGTCTGTATTAAGTTGCAGTAAATGATCGCTGGCACTAGCCGCGTTATCTGATCTACCCATTAACCTAATTTGCAAATGAGTGTAAGTGCTAGGTATAGAAGTGAAACTTATTGTGCCACTGGAACCAGTACCGGTTGCGGTAGCGATAGACTCGTAAGCCGTAGCAGCACCACCACCAGCACTAGCCAGAATCCCTAAGATCATACGATTTTGCCCACTACATACCAAGAGTTTGTATCTACTTTAATGCAGCTTGCAGCGCTATAAGCAGTAGTAATTGTAGGGCTTGCGCTTACGGCAGCAGCACTTGCAACCGTTACGCCACCTGCACCTGAAATGGTGATTGTGCCAGATGCACCGATTTTAATAACATTGATAACACTGCCAACGGGAATTGCAACTGATGAGTTAAGTGGGATAGTGATGGCTACCGATGATGTGCTGGAGTAGGTGATTAAATAGTTGTTTATGTCCGTCAATGCAAATGTGTCAGTTGTACCGGTAACGGCGCGAGTAGTAACTGCGCCCAAGTAATTAACGGTTCCGGCTAGATCGTTCATCTGAGCAGCGGTTAGTACCGAGCCGGTAGTGAAGTTAGCCTTAGTAGGTAATCCTGCTGCCATTAGATTTGCTCCATTTCAGTATGATAAAACATTAGTATCCAAAATCCCACTCAACACGCTGTCAAGGATAAATGAATCAATTATCGGCTCAAGTGTGGTAAAAGTGGTGAACCAAGTATTTGGCGTAATTGCGTGAGATACACCAAAGATTTGCAAAGTTTTGTTAAGACTACTGGTGCCCACTGTGTTGGGCTGAGTGCTTTTGACCGTTACTTGATCAAAGTAATCAAGCGATAGTGCAGCTGTTACTCCAGCCGTATAACTTGGGGTCGTTAGATCAAGAGTAATGGCATCGCATCGGGTTGAGGTTTCGGCTCGGCTTGCGCAATAGGCTTGGGCGTAATTGAGAGCCTCAGCATCGGTCTGCATTAAAAGGTCTGTTTGATCGTAAGAGTGATTAAAGTAGGTTTCAATGCTGCTGGTGTTCTTTGAGTTTTGAGCCGTGCCACCCGTGCGCGTAATGGTTACATCGTTGTAAATCTGCGTATCATCAAACACCCATTTTACTTGATGGTATTTAATCCCAGTGCCATCATCTGCAAAAACCGTAGGGGTATTGGCCACACTGCCTGCCGTAACGGTGCGATCTTGGAAAGTTACATTGCCGAGCGCATCCATATACAACGCGCCATATTCGCTAAGGCTGACCGTTGAAAGAGCTGCAAGTGCAGTGCGTGTGGTTGTCGGATTGGCTTGCATTGTTGTAAGCCCTGCATCAACATCTCTAAGGGTTGAAGGCCAAGCGATCTCATCAAGTATTTGATTGATCCGAGTGCCTGAAAGATCCCTAGCGGTTGCGCCGGTCACCGTTGACAAAGTAGCAAGGTTTAAGAGTCTAAAGCCGTCCACTGCCGTAATCGTGGTGGTGCTGACTTCTCCTACAAATTGGCTTTGTTGGTAGTTGTAGCCGGTTATGTAGCCTGCAAAGAGTGGCCAAGTGATCGAGGTGCTTGGATCAGTGGCAGTAATGGTTACCTTGCGCAAAGGCTGTAATAGGCCGTAATAGGGGCTACTGGTGTTGCTAGGGTTAAATGCTCCGGTTTGGTCTGCAATCCTTAAACCAAGCGTGCCGGTCTGAAATACATCGCTGAGTGCGTTGCGGCCTCGGGTGATATTGACCGATTGCACTACATCGCTAACATCCACAATTGTTGAGGCTGAATCACCTAATGCATCGGTGCCTAAGATGCCATAAACCGGATCATCTAAAACTAAAGTTGGGGCAAAGCCTGCACCCGTGCTGAAGTTAATTACAACATTAACGATTGGAAGGGTCAAAATCCACTTGCCGATCCTGACGATGACCAGCCATTGCGTGCGACCGCTTGAATACCGGCTTGGATCAATCTGGTTAGTTGGTCTGGATCTGCAATTGTGTTTGCGTTTACTGTTACCTCAACGGCTGGTGGATTGAAATTGACACTAGGAAGGGCGGCTCTAGCTGCTGCAAAAGGATCGCCCATTGATACCGGTGCTGTGCCTGTGTTGGTGCTTGGCATCATTGGCGTAACTGGGGCCAAGTAATTAGGTGATTGACCTGCTGGAATATTTGGTGAGGCCGGTGTTATGCCACCGATATTGCCAAGAATAGGCACTGGCAATTTGGCAATCTTTCCAAGTGTGCTCTCAACATCTGCAAGGGCTAATTTGTTGAGGTTGATGGTGTCCTGCAGGGCTGCAATCTTGCGTGATCTATCAGCTGCATCTGCACTGATCTTGGCCTGCTCTAATTCTTTAAGGGCAGATATATCATCGTTTTTGTCTGCTGTTTTAAGTGCTTGCATTGCCTCAAGGCTCTTGCGGTCTAGTTCGCTGATCTTGCCCTTGAGTGCAGCGGCTATCTGGATTGCATCAATATCAAACATTCCTTGCAATTTAGTATTGGCTGCCGCTGCCTTGTCAATCTTGGCAGCTTCTTTTTTCTTTGCCACAATTTTGGTTGCCAGATTAAGTGCACGATTGTTAAGGCCACGATCAAATGCATTGGCTTCAGTTTTTGCCGTTTTTGATTCCCTGACTCTTTGACCTCTTGAGCCTAAAAGATTTGTAAGTGATGGACCAATTATTGGAATCAAATCCAGAATTGAACCTTTGCTTGGTTTTGCATCTTTCATAATCTTGAACTTAGCCAATATGTCAGTAAAGCCAACTAGCACATCAGCATTGGATTGGGCCAAGGATTCCATTTGCATTGCTAAACCTTTAACGCCTTGGTCACCACTTAATTTGGCTAATGAATCAACCAATGCAAATCCAATAGTTTCGCTTGCTTCTTTGGCTGATACTGTAAGAATTGCCATTTGGCCTGAATAGGTTTTAACCGCTGCCTGTGCTTGACCTGCAAAGAGTTTGGACAATTGCGCGGTGATTGCTTCCATATCACCAGATTTGAGAAGTGTCTTGCTAAGTCCTGCACCTAGACGGCTAAGGGCTGTCGTTTGTCCTGAGTAACCTTTTGCCAATGCCATTGATACTGCGCTGAGATCCTTGCCGGTGCCGGCTGAAATATCCATTGCAAGTGATAGTGCACTTTGGGCTTTGCCAACATCCCCAAGCACCAAAACCAATTTTTGAAATGCTGGCCTAAGTTCATCCTCAGATACACCGGTTGCTCTTTGTAGGCTATCAATGTAATTAGTTACACCAACTGTGTTGTAAGCCAATCCCAAGTTCTTAAGCGTTTGAGTCAGGCTCTTTTGGGCCTTCTCATCGGCAAGTGCAGCTGCAACTGATTTCTTAGCAAATGCTGTAAGTGCAACGCTAGCTGCGCCAATACTGAGTTTGCTAGTTAGTCCAAACGACTTGGTGTTTTTAATTAAACTTTTAAGTGATTTTTCAGCCTTCTTTGCACCAGTGGTGTTGGCTGTAACAATTAACGGGATGCCGTAAGCGTTGCCTCTAGCCATTGCGTACCCCCTTTGGTAGTGCATTAAACTTTTCGGTTGCCCTAAATATAGCGCTGGTTACTGCTGGCACAATCTCTGCCTTATTCTCATCAAATGCTCTGGTGATGATTCGGCCTTGTTTTTCGCCTCGCACCGTCAAGCCTGAATCTTTTTCAATTGCCTCAATAAATTGTCTACCTGCATTTGGGTTGCGAGAGTGTGAGTAGCGTTTGCCACCACCACCATTTGGCCCTACCCACGGCTGACCGGTTGGATTCTTTCGGCCTGCGGTTTCATAGATCGCACCAGCTGCGGATGCGTTGAGCAATTTAACCTGAGATGACCAGCCTTTAGTGCCGATCTTATTACGGGCAGTGCTGACCTTTATGCCCTTGACAATTTCAGATCCATCAAAGGCTGACCATTGGCGGCCGGAATCCGCCCAATGACTCAAACCAGCAGGCACGGTGCGCGGTGCATATCCTTTGGCATCGCTAACCATCTCTTTGGTTAAAACTTTAATTTCGCGGTTCATCTCTTTGAGTAGGTCAGGTGAGATGCGCCGGATATTTTTAATTGCGGCGTTGAGTCCTTGGAGATTGGCGGCTTGCATCTTTTATCGCCTTCGCCCTTTCCTCAAGCACTCGAATAATCATCTTGAGCATTACCGGATCCATCCCGATAAACTCACTGGGAGCGATCCCAGTTTCTACACTTAGACTTGCGACCAAATAGGTGAGTGAGTCTTTGCCACTCAATCCCCTAAAGGGTCGCTATCTAATACCTCCACTGCTTTTAGCGTTTCCAGAAACTTCTCACCAAATATCGGCACTGATTCGCCGGATCGCCGGATGGCTTCCCAACACAACCAGTAAACATCCGATTGCATCTGATCATCTGCAAAGGCTTTGTGAATGCCTTTCTTTTTGTTCTGTTCAAACGCATATTCAATTATTGGTGTGATCTCAAACTCCTGAACCTCACCAGTAGTGCGTGTGATCTTTAACTTAGCCATTGCCTAGCCCCTTTGCTTAGTTGTTATGAAGTTGCGATTGCTACTGTGCTTACGCAGGTAAAAGTAATTGATTGAGTTGATAAATCGCCAACTGCACCGTTGATAGGTGTGAGGTTATTTACCAAGATTGATGCAGTAAATGATGGGTTGGTTGCGCTTACTGCTGCTGTGGTTGGCTTCAATACGCAGGTAACAACCGTGCCGTATGCAGCTTGCAAGGTTGCATAAACTTCACTTGCTGCATAAGAGTTTAAGAAGTCCAGCGTGATTGTGCTGGATTCCAAGCCCTTAACAAATGAGTGCGCTGTTGCGCCCATTGCGGTTGTTTCCAATTCGTCAAATTGTTGGTTGATGGTTGCGCTGGTTACTTGGTCAGATAGATCAACCGAGTTAATTGTTACTGATACTGTGTTGCTCAGTGCTGTTGTTGTTGCCATTATTCTGCTGCCTCATCTTTCTTTGGTTTCGCCGTTATCGGTTTGATCGATCCGCTTGCGATAAGCGCATCAATATTCGCTGTTGCTAAGTCCTCATCAGTTAGGGTTTGCCCTGCTTCTTTGCCCCCAACGATGCCTGCTAATACTTCATAAGCCATAATTAACTCCATTCACTTAATACTTCAATTGAGCAATCTGTGGTTAAAAGATCCCCAGTTGCTAAGGCCAAAGTTGTAGGTGCGCTGAATCCGGTAATATTCATTTGATAACTAGCTGCTGCAAGTTTCCCGTACACGGCCACCATAAAGGTTTCGATGGTGTTTAGATTGCCCTGATTGTCTAACAATGGCACAAGGATCATTATTTTGAACCGAGCAAATGGCAAAATGCTGGATCTGGTTTGGTTGTTTGGCACCAAGTAAGGATCATCAGGCATAACAACTACTGAGTTAGCAATGGGTGCACTTGGTGGATAAGCAAAAGTGCTCCAAACACCAGCATTGGCCAAAGTGGTTGCAAGTGTTGTGCGCAGGGTTGTTATTGCGGTTGGCATTACCCCACCATTGCGGTTGGTGCCATATACGGGGCAAGAAGGCCACGCACGCGAGCAATAAGAGTGTTGCCCATCTTAAATGGTGAAGGTGCAAATCCATCCACGCTTGCACCTTGACCGCTTGGGGCTTGGCGTGCTTGCCAAATATCCACGGCAATCATCATTGAGGCTTCACGCACTGCTGCAACGCTTGCATAAGCGGTGCTGTGATTTGGCCCTTTAACTAGCCCATAAGGTCGCACCAAATGTGTTGTTTGATTGCTTGCTGTTTTTGCATAAGTAAAAGTAAACTCTGTGTAGCCCGTTATTGTGTAAGTGCCGTTGAATGTTGCGGTGTCTGATTTGGTAATTGTTACGCTTTGGCCGGTAACAAATCCGTGGGGCTGTGTTGTTGTGATTGTCGCAATGTTGTTGTTTAGAGCAGTTGAATAAACCAGTGCTTGGTTATACCAAAGGTAGGAATCAATTATATCTTGAGCACTTTGGCAAACTTCCTCAACTGTTGCATCTGAATAGAGCGTACCAATGCCAAGATTTGTGCGAAGTTCAGCCATCGTTACATAAGTTGCGGCCATTGGTATCTCCTTTCAGTTTAGAGGCCAACCCCCTGCCGGACTAGGGGCAGAGGGCGGCCGGTCTAGGGTTTAGATCAGGTTAGGTTGTAACGCTGTAAACCTGCTCCTGTGAGTGTTTTAACTGCCATAAATCCAAACAGTTCGGTTTCAATTTCACCTGATGTTGGGACATTGGTTGAAAGTTGAAGCACTGGGGATTCGTAAACTGCAATTGCAGATGGTGTGACAATGAAGGCTGCATCATCAATTGTTGTTGCAACCATCTTGCTATCAACCCAAAGGTCTAATCCCATAACATCTCCGCGCAATGAGCGTGGTGTGGATTGTCCATTCGCATTCATCGGCATCGCAGCTGAATAAATGCTGCGACCGGTTGAATCCTGCGCACCGATAAGCAATGACCAAACTGAAGTTCCAGCAATGAATGCTGTTGCAACTTCACCAGTTGCTGCATATACGGCTGGTGCAGCTTGAGCAACATAAGCCTGAATACCTGCAATGGTTGCTGCTTGTGCTGTTGCCTGAGTTCCACCGGAAACAATTTCTGCAATAACTGCTGCATCTGTTGCACCGTTGTAAGCACGGGTCATATTTTCAAGCATTGCATCAAAGAATGAAGGATCAGCACGCAATAGAAGTTCTTGGCTGTAGCGTTGCAAACCTGCATATTTTTTAACTGTTGCAGATACATAAGATGACACGATGCCAGTTTCGCTTGGAGCATCGCCCTCAGCGGTTAGTGCAACAGTGCCGTTTGTTGTAATTTTTGGATGGTTGATCGTCATTCCACTTGCAGGAAGGATGCGTGCTCCACCAAGTGCATCAATGGTTGGGCGTGCACCGATTGAGGTGTCCACAACTGTTGGCACATATTGAATTGGTGAAAATGCAGGGTTTGTGGTAAATGAATCATCTGCTGCTGTAATCATCTTGCGTGCTTGATGATCTGCTGCGCGTACATACTGTGCTGAATCATCATCACCTAGTTTTGCATAAATTGAGTGTTGCAAGTATTGGGATTTTGTTTTGATTGGTGAACGCACTTCAGTGTGTGCCACTGGGGTGTGTGATGGTTGTGAGGCTTCTACCGACTTGGCGGCTTCTACCTCGGGTGCTGGGGTAGCGTTGTCCACGCTGGCCTCACTTTCGGTTGGTTGGGTTGTTTCCTCTACTGGTTCAGGTGTGGCTTCACTAGCTGCAACTGATTGAACCGCTGCACTAGCAAATGCCGCTGCCTGTACCAAACTCACTTCACGCAGGCTTGCTTTTGTAACATAAAGGATGCCGTTGCGTGGCTCTGCTGCATCAACAATCACGCCAACACTTAAACCATCGCGCAATTCTGATGCTTCGATCAATGCATCATTGCCTTTGGTTGTTGGTGCAACTTTGAAAGATGCGTAGATGCCTGATGCATCCTCACTTGCACTTTGCATCATTCCAATTGGATCTTTTGCGTTGTGCTCCAATAAAAGTTTAATTTTGCCACCAGTGTTGTAACTGATAGATCCTTTTTCAAATACAACTTGACCGGCACTTGTGTTGCCGATTTCGCCAAATGGCACGATCTTGCCAGCAATAATTCTGCGCTGTGCATCGCTTGATTCAACGGTTGTATTAAAGGTCAGGTGTAAGGGCTGTTGGTCCACTGCCTGCTCCATTCGGGGTTAGATCTTCCATTTCTTTTGCTTGATCTAGAGTGATCAAATTAAGTGCCAGCATCTTTTCAATTACTGCTAAGCGTGTCATTGCATCTGATCGCAAAAATGTTTCATCAATCTCAAAGCGCACTTCATTACCACGCGCAGTTAAATCATCCATTGATAAGCGTTGCTCAATTGCTGAGATAAATGGGCGCAGCGTGTAATCAACAAATTGTCTGCGCTCATCAACAACATTTGAATAAGTCATTGAGTTATTTAGATCAGCAGACAAATACCAAGCAGGCACATTGCACAATCTTGATATTTCAGTTGCTAATGATTGTTTTGCTTCGTTGTAAAGCATATCTTTAGGGGAGAAGTTAGTTGGCTCAAATCTGAGAGTGCTTGAAAGGTAAGCCGTGCTCCTCTGTTGTCTTGCCAACTTCCACGCGCCAAGAAGTCCAGTAATCTGTTCCTCTGGCAAATCTGCACCACTGTTTTGAATATAACCTGAAGGCATTGGCGTACTAGCTGCAACTGCGCTTGCTTTTTCTAAATCTAACGCGGCTTTGATAGTGCGACCACCTCGGCCCAATATCCCCAGAGAGTCAAGTGCTTGAAATGTAACGATACTTCCCAAGCCGTTTTGTGGTCGCAATCCTGATCCATCAACTGTGTAACCAACAACCAAAGTATTTGTTGAATTAAGTTTTTGTGTTACGCGATCAAATGAAACCCAAGCAAATCCGGAAGGTCTGCCACTATCGGCAAAAGTTTGAGTTACTTCCCAATATGCAACACCGTGCATAAATAAATCTGAAACTGTTGCTGCAATCGTAACTGCACGCGGTTGCCGGTAATCTGGTTGTTGTAACCAAAGTGGCTCCTCTAATTCTTGCCCTGTGCTTTTTTTGTAGAGGTTCAAAGGCAAGCTGCCAATAACACCAGTGATAAGTGAATGGCAGCGCGAAACACTTGGAACGGCAAGTGCTTCAGTGCGTGTTACATATACGGCCGGATTTAGATAAGAATAAGCAGTTGTGCCATTCATTGCCGGTGGCGCGTATTGTGCTTGAATAGTTGGTTTACTTTCGGGGATTGCGCTCTCAACCAAGCGCAGTGCAGACATTAACCCCATAGCATCAGTGTACGACAAATCAGGACAAAATAACCTTTAACGCTCTCGGCGTGTCTAATTGACATAAATAGCGGCAACTGCCTGCGGTTTGTTGGCATACCAGATAACCATTGCGCTGGCAATGGCAGCTGCAACCTCACCGGCTGATTTTCGGCGCACGATACGCCAACCGGAATCTGTGGTGCGCATTGCGCAAGAGTTTACCGATTCGCTTAGTTCGTACTCATCGCCGTGTTCAATGCGATTGTGGCTCATTGCTGCCAACATCTCATCACACGCACTGGCAAACAACTGACCAGATATTTCCATCACCGGAACGCCAGTGTGCGCTAACCGCGCTGCAACTCCGGCAGTGGTGTAGCGATCAAATAACAACATCTTTGGCCTAAATCGCTTGATATGCTCGTTGATCTCGCTGGCCATTCTTAAATCATCAATTGAGGCTTCGGCCTTCCAAGTTTGTAAGCATTTAAGTTTGACCTTATCGCCAACCATTTGCCCTGCTACCAATGCAGCGTGCCTACGGCTCGGGGATATATCCATTGCAAAGAATGTAGAGGCACCGGCTTCAAACACCATATTTTCAACTTTACAAGATTCCCACGCGCCAATTGGCCAAGGGCTTGCCAGATTGTCCACCCATTGAGTTAGCATCTCAGTACGCACTTGATTTGGATCACCGGTGCGGATTCGGTGCTCAAGAATCTCAGCCGTGATTGTGTGGCCAAGTGCAGGGTTAGCCTGCGCCCACGCTTTGCGGTCGGTAATCTTAAGCGATGGGTGCGCACTCCACTCCAACCAGCGCAATGATGGTGTTTTGTCCTCAATGCCTTTTTCTCGCAATTGATTAAGTACCGTGCTGCCTTTATCACCTGCGTTGCTAACTGCAAGGATCTGTGAGGCTGGTTTGGCTTGGGTCGTGTACAACGCGGCATCCCACGCTTCGGGTTTAATATCTCGCAGCTCATCAATGAAAAAGAAATCAACCGACAATCCACGGGCACCTTCATTAGTAGCTGCAACGACAATGATCTCCGCGCCATTCTTAAACCGGATCCGCTCGTTGCCGTTGGTCGCGTAAGTTTTCTCCCATTTCACAAATAACTCTGGTGTTTCTTGGATTAGGTAATGAATCTGCCTGAATGTGGTTACGGCCATATTTCTGTTGGAACTCATCATTGCAATTGACTTTTCCGAAAATAAATAGATTCCCGCAAGC